CCGAATTTGAAAGAACCCTTGACCCCTCTGTTTGAGAGATCAGAAATTCCTCCATTGAATTGGTCGATTGTGAATGATTGTAGATCTGCCATGGTTTAGTCCCATCTACTAGAGCGGATCCTGCCCATGTACCCTTTTGGCTTTTGATCCTTTTCTCCCTCGATAAATCGTGTGAGTATTCCGCTTTGGCCCTCGACTTCGGCCACCTCACTGTTAGCTTCGTTATAACGCCTCTCTTTGCGGAGAGCTGATGCGAGCGCCATTTTGATAATCGCTTCGTCGTGAGAAGACGGTACGATTGCCTGGTCGCTGTCTCCTGATAGTTCCACCCATTTGAGCTGTCCGTAGATACCGAGCATTGTCCCTGCTTCCGGTATCGGATAGATGAACCATTGATCACCGAGCTGTGAAGCAACTTTGACCTCTGTCTCGTTTTCTTTGTGTGATTTGTACAAATCAAAATTGACCACGAGATGTTCTTCTTCGTCCTCACCCTCGTCTTCGGTGACTCGATAGATGCTGTTTTTCTTGAATCGTGACGGATAGGCGTAGTATTCCGCATTCGCTTCTGATTCAAGCCGTAGTGCGTGATTGAGCCATGCCCACGGATGAAAGTTGCATACTCTACGACCGGCTTCGTTGATCCACCGGTCTTTCATTGCGTCAGAGTAGAATTCGGTGATTTCCACCTGACTCATTCTTTCTTCTAACGCTTCTCTATATTCTGATAGTGTTGTTCCCATATTAGTATTCGCTATTAGTTGGATATTTGTCCTCGTAATCGACCTCATTACGAGGATATTTGTCTGTATATCCGAAGTCTCTCACGAGGGTTGCTATGCCTTTTGCGACGACCGATATCGTCATCGATAATGCTTTTTGTACCGCTGTCGTGGCTACTCCGACCGCTGTCACGATCAATTCCATAGATAGAACTAATCCTTTCGTGATCGAGACCGTTGCGGACGCGGTTACCTCGAGTACCTTTGAAAGTGTGTATCCGGTGACGATAGAAGCTGTGGCTGATGCCGTCGCGACGATCGTCCTTATGAATGATTTTATCATGCTCACGCTTGCTGTCGCCTGTGCGGTGACTTCAAGTGTGACGAGTGTCACTTCTTGTTTGGTGATACTTGCTATCGCACTTGCTGTTGCCACGAGTTCCTGCAAAAATACTCGGCTTGCTTGTATGATTGCTTCGCCAATTGCCGTCACTCCCAATTCTTTATAAAGCTGTTTGATTTGTGAAACTGTCGCTTGAGCTGTGGTTGTGATAGTTTTTTGTGCTTGTTTGATGATTGATACACCTGCGAGTGCGGTGACTGTGAGTGATTTTAGGAAACTTGCGATGTCTGAAATCGATACCGTAGCCACTGCGGTTGCTGTGACTGCTTGGTTATATGTTTGTGCATTTGGTTTGAATGACACCATTATAAAAGAGTTCTCTTGCGAGCTTGTATATGATGCTGTCATGCTGAATGATCCAGACGCTTTATCGTCAGTATTGTGAAATAAGTTGTGATCGTCTTCAGTTCCAAATGTCTTTGTTGAATTTGTGCTTGCGTTATAAAGATTGAAATTGAAAAGGAGTGTCAATGCGTTTGCAACACCGAGTGTAAGCGTTCCTGTTCTTGATGTTCCTGTTGTTGTGCTTCCTATCGTAGATGTGTCTAGTGGACTTGATGTCGCCACACCTGCTATTACAGCCCATCCCCATGAATATCTGTTTGATATTGAGCTTGGACTCATACTAAGTGTATGTGTTCCTGCCGAGACGTTTGCTTTGTACCAGAGTGTCCCTGCTCGCTGGTTTCCTGATATCTTACTTTCTATCTGAGTCATAGCTACACCCCCCAGTGTTGGAGTACCATGGTTATCGCTTGATGTTGCCGACGATATGGCGACAATGACAAGAGACCCGTTGTTTGCAACGGATACGTTTTCAGTCCTGGTCGTGCTTCCAGATTGTGGACCTCCTGTTAGGTTTAGTGAATCAATTGTATATGCCATAGTGCCCCGAAAGGACTCGAACCTTTCTGTCTGCCAGTGGGGCTAGCCGTTAGGCCATATCCTGTACGACTTTGAAAGTGAACTGGATAGAGTCGCCCAATGAGAGAGCGATCCCTGTAAAGTCACCTTTGACGTACATGTTTCCGCTCGTAGATGCGTCAAAGAGTCCGGCGTTCGTGATGGTTTTTGTGCCATCTGCGGTGATTGTGCCGACTACCTGGTACGTATCATTGCTGACCGTTGTGGTCTGCTTTGTTTTCGTACCGCTTACTCTGGTCTCTGATGCTTCAGTGAACAGAGTCGTATCGGTTTCACCTGCGGTTCCGGCGCCGGTACCCCAGGCCACATGCTGTGGCGGTGTGTGTGAATCACCGAACAATGCCGCGATCATCTTGGCCTTGCCGGTGTCCGTTAGAACTGTTGCCATGTTTTTTGAATATACTTAGTAGCCTTTTCAATGCCGAACCCTCGACCTTGGTTCTCGAGACCACCCCTAAATTCTCTCGCTTTCCGTTTTTGCGGATAACGACAGCTTCGATGGTTACCTCGGCGGTGCCTTTAGCAGGGATCATGCGTTTTAGTAGGCTTGCTTCTTGTCAGAGGACTGCTTCGACTTGCTGTCCTTTTTGTCTGACTTTGAAGGTGCTTTTCTAGCGAGTTTCGCTTCCTTGTCGGCTACCGCTTTCTCGCGTGCCGCAATGTCCGCTTCTCGTTGTTCGAGAGATTTCTGGCTAGCCAGTTTTTCCTCGATGTCTTCGAGATCTACTTCCTCAAATAGCGGAGATTTTCGCGCCTTTGTGGAATTGGCCACGTTGTTGTCATGACCGCGGAGAAACTCTACCTCAACGGGATCCGTTGTCTCGTATACGCCGTCCGCAAATCTTACCGACTTGCCGGCTACTGCGAGGACTCTCCCTCCGACTTCCTTGGTGTATCCCGGTTCCATGACCAGTTTTAGACTTCGGTATCGAGGTGAGACGAATCGTACGATTGTGTCTTTGCTCATAGTTTTTCTTTATCGCTTACTTGTAATCTCGGGTCGACTCCCGATGTGGTGATGCCCTTTGCATCGGGCGAGGGGCACCACCAGTCGACCTGACTCTTTTTAGAGAGACCCGATCGACGCCACTGCGTGACGAGACTCCTGTTCAAGTTGGAGTCCGCACTCAGTGAGGTATTCGTCTACTCGTTCGTCGTCACCCGGAGCCTGACGGTTAGTCAAGAGCTTGGTGTCACGATTTTTGAGGAAGCGATACCATACGGCTTCAAGATCCAGCGCTACTCCGTAGTTACCGTATGTGGTTCCTTTGAAGAGCTTGTTCTGGATAATGTTTAGAGTACCGTGAGCCGATACGTACTTCAGAATGACAATTCCGTAAGTCTTATCGGTAGATACAAGCTGTAGCTTGTTCTTGCCCCACAAATTGATCATCGACATGAATGCCGGTGATGCAAAGAGGTACTTCTCAGGACCGCCGTGCGCAAAGACGTCCTCGAGCCATGCCTCGAATTCTGCTTCCGTATCTACGTTAGCCGTAGCGTAGGTTGAGATTCGATTCAAGATACCCTCGGTGAATCGCTCTGGCTTTCCGCCAGTAGTGATCTTCGCCTTTTTCGAGAACCAGAATGCGGTTTCAATCGCAATCATGTGCTCGATGCCTTTCTTCCTGCGCTGATAGTCGAAGTCGTTCTCGCGGATGAGAGTCTCAGTGTTACGTGAGGTCTCAGTCACGCCGAACGGAGTTCGGAAGATCTGAGTATATCCGACCATTTCGGTTGGAGTAGTACCCTTGATCGTTCGAAGACTTGCGCCCTCAGCGTTAGAGTTTCCAATAATCCACACGTCCAGAGATGAGAGGTCTACCGTACCGGTGGCACCGCCGATCTCGTTAGAGAGCGTAAGTGTATCGGTTGATACTCCTGTCACTTTGAAAGTGTATTTGTTCGACGGGAATTTGATGACGTCGCCTATCGCGAATCGAGCGCCCTGACCTGAGGCCAAGACAACCGAAGGGGTAGACGCAATGTTCTTTCCGGTCTGGCCAGTAGTTGTACTTGCCTCGCGAGATTGAAACTCGTCCTCATTCCACTTGAATTCTGCATCCGTAGTCACCTGCTTCTTCAAGGCCTTTCCGGTCTTGGTAGCTGGATCCTTTCCTGCGTTCGTGAGAATCGCAAGCATCGGATACTCATTCACGTCGAGTAGGGAGACAACGTCTTTCATGTCGTACTTTCGTGCGACTAGATTTGCGGTGTCTCGTGTTCCTGTTGCACCCATAGTGTTTTGAGTTAGATACTAATAATAATTACCCCTTCGCGTTTTGGATTTTCCTAGGTTCCCGGTATACCGGCCCAGGGTCTCGGGAGGCGTTGCCACACCCACGGTTTTATTATACGCCCAAACCGCCTAGAGCTGACTTCGTTCCTGCAAGCATTCCGCGCTTGATACGATCTTCCTCGGTCTCCTTGCCTGAGTCGCCTCCGCTTGGAGTCCTTTCGACTACCGTACGCTTCACTTTATCCTTGCGGTCCTTGTCGTCTTTCTTCTTCTTCTGCTCTCCGATTATCGCATTGACTTTCTCACACGCCTTGATGAGAGGCACGACCTCGCCTTTAGCGGCGCCGGCTTCAATGACTGCAAGAACGAGTCCTCGATATTCCTTGTTCGCTTTGAGCATAGGATATTTTTCCTGTGCCTCGCTGATTTCGGACTGCACTTGCGTTTTGATAGTGCTTGATTGCTCGTACACTTCTCGCGCTCGTGATTCGGTTCGCTTGTCGATGATCTTTATAAGTTCGATTCCGAATTGAGCCGGAGACATCTTCGTGAAGTCCATCTGCTCGAGTTCCTTTGCGAGGTCCTCCATGTTCTCGATGTCTTCTCGGGATACTCCTGCCTTTTTCAGCTCTGCTCTTTCCGCTTTCGAAATAGGACGCTTGCCGAGTAGCTGTTCGAGTTCGAGGTATGATGCGACAATTTCCGACTTGCTCTTTCCTTTGAACTTGTCGGGTATATTTTCGTCCTCATCTTCTTCCTCTTTCTCGTCGTCCTCTGAATCCTCCTCGGATTCTTCCTCCGAATCTTCCTCGTCTTCGGTCTCCTCGGATTCCTCCTCAGTTTCCTCGTCCTCGGAATCATCGGCCTCGACTTCGGTATCTTCTTCCTCAGTCTCCTCGACTTCGGTTTCCTCGATATCCTTGTCTTTTTGGTTGTCGTTGATTTCCTTTCCCATAATTGATTTTATTATAGCACTTATAAGTTGACAGTCACTATTTTTTACCCTTGAGTTTTGTGTATATCCTCATGAGCGTCTGACCGAGTGTGACGTCGCCGGGCATTGGATTCTCCCGGTTGAACTTCTCGTAGTTTTCGACATTACCGAAGTTCTCCTCGATCATTTTCCTATTCCGCCCTCGCTCGTATTCCAAGATCGGGTCCGTACGGTTTGGATCGGTAAGTTCGGAGACTTTTGATTTGATCTTCGATTTCACCTTTGCCCCCGCCTTGCCGGCCTTGTTCGCGAGCGATGTACGGATTCCTGTCAGTTGTTTGATGAAGTCATCCATAGTTATAGCTCGTTTTGCGCCTGACGACCTCGCTTGTCCCATCCCTCGATTGTCTCGAAGATGTAGCTGAGTCCTTTGGCGCGGGCTTGTAATCCCCCGATCTTGATCACGATCTGTTCGGATGTCTGTCCTTTCTCTATGAGCTTGGATAGGTTCTCTGTGAGTTCCTTTTCCTCCCTCTTGATGTCGGCCAGTTCCCTCTCAATATCGTTTTTTAGGATTACCCACCCCGGGGTTTCGAGTAGGTCCTTGATGTGTCGGCTATCCTCAAATACTTTGTCGTAGTCTTTGCTCATGTTATTCCTCTATTTCCTCGGGTTCAGGAAGTGTCATTTCTCCACCTCCCATTCCGCCGAGTCCGGACTCCTTGCTTTCTCCGCCGAGTTTTTGCTCTGCGGAATCAAGAGCTTCGCGGACCTGCGCAATCATCTCCTCTAGGGTGATTTCTTGTGCGGTATACGCCTCTTGTGCCGTTGCAATAGCACTTGATACCTCATCGGCTATCACCTGTGCTTCCTCCGGCTGTACTGTTTCGCTTTTTGCCATGATGTTTTTTGTTACTTATAAATCACCCCTGCCCGACTAGCCGAGGTTGTATGGTCGTGCCCAGTTATTGAGCACCGCCACGATCGAAGTGGTGACCTTTGGAGTCGTTCCACCTGTCACTGTGACTACTGCGCGGATGTATCGCTTCGTCCTCTGAATTTGGAAGGAGTATGCGGTAGATGCCTCGACAGTAACCTCAGCGCCACCGTCTGCAACCGTATTACCGGATGCAAAAGTGCTTGAGTCCGATTCCTCAATCTTGACCTTTACGGAGTCAGGCGTACCTGTGATCTCTCCGATGTCCGCCCGTACAAGTGCTCCCTCGAAACCGAGGTAGTTTGACGGTCGCATATCCACCGCGTCACCTGAGGTTGTTGCCTCGAGTATCGCGTTTGGAACGAGAGCTGCGATCTTGATTGGTTCTTTCATTGTTTCAGACATGATAGTTATTTATTATTGGTTGCTAATATTCGACCACGTTCACCGAGGCGTTGCCTCCGTCTGCAATAAATGATATCACTTCCGTGCTTTCATCTATTGCGATGTCGAGACTTCCTCCTGCTGGAATGTAGTCTTCGAAGTTTCCATCCGCACCGCTTGCGAGAGTCGCCGCACCCCATGAGAGATGTGCGCTTGTCTCGGTTGATGCGATTGCGTTTCCTGCTGTGCCAGGAAGTTTTGCCTCTACCACCTGCGTGGTATCGGTGTTTGTGGTTGCTACTACGTCAGGATGTGCTTCCGTTCCTGTGCTGTATGTAGTTCCCTCTCCTGCGCTTCCGTTGATTGCCGCCTTGAGATTATCAAGCGATGCGGCCGCGCTTGCACCGACCAGTACCTCGTATGCGACCGCGTCACCTGTGTCTTCGGATAGTTCGTCTACGAATGTATACGTCTTGCTTCCCACGACTACGGTCTCGCCGTCTGCCACGTTTGTTGCGTCTGATGTGAGTGTTCCTGTCGCCTTAGCCGGTGCTTTGTTGGCTGATTCGCTGAGTGCGACGTACACCCCATTGCCAGTGACCTTTACCCTTACGAGTCCAGTCAAACTGTTTAGATAATGTGTTGTCGCCGCGCTGTTTGCGACTGTGTACACCATCCTCGCGATTGACTCGACCGCAACGATAAGCCCCGGCAAAACAAATCCTGCCGGTGCAAATTTGGCCTGTGCGTATTCGATGTGTTTTTTCTGTGCCATGTTGCTTATAAATTATTGTCTAGTAATACCGGCCAGGAACCTCTGTATGAGATTTGCCCTAGGCGCTGTCTGCGGTGTAACCGCCCCCGGTAACGCGCTGATTGCTTCTAATGGCGGAATTGTCTCTGCTACGTTTGGAATAGTCGGAGACTTTATCGGCTCGACCGATGTACCGGTATCCGCCTGAGACTGTTCCTCATCCGCTGTCGCCTCCGCTGTTTCCTCTGGTCCCACGAGAATGTCTGCGTAGGCGCTCTTGTCGTGCTCATCCAATATCAATCGTTGAAGTGCTTTCTTCTTTCTCTTGTATTGAGTGACGCTCTCAGGGTTGTTTGCGTCTGGCTGATCGTCTGCAACGAATACCTTGTAGAGTCCGAGTGCTTCCGCTTTTCTTTGCTCTGGTGTGAGTTCCGGCTTTGGCTCTATCTCTACTCTAGCATCCACCTTGACTTGCTTGCTCTTGAATTCCTTGAAATCTACATCGTCCCCGAGCAATCTATATGCTTTGGTTTCCGGTAGGAATTCCCTGTTGAGTTCGATCATGATATTTACGACATCCGTCATTGATGTTTCGAGCTGTCGTACAAATTGAGAGAAACGGATAGATGTCTGCATGAGTAGCAATTCCACCTTGTTGCCCGGTTCCTGAGCTGACCCTGGAATACCTTTGACGTATTCGCTAAGTGCGAGTGATGTTTGTATCTCTCTGCGTAGTAGGTCGTCTTTATCAATCCATGACCTGTCTAGTCCTGTGCCTCGTTCTATTACAACGTCATCGGCGTTTGCGAGTTCCCACATTGCCCCTGGTTCCATCTTGATGTCGTCCTCGGTGATGTTTGCCCCTTTTCGTACTTTACGGATAGGGTCGAGGTTGTAGACGATATCGTCCATCGCTTGGTTTCGGCTGTCTGCTATTTCGTGGATAGTTGTCTCTACCGGTTCGAGTATGCTCATTGCCCACGCACTCCATGGAACTCTGATACATGGCAAATCTACGATCATACGACCGCCTCTGATGTTCTTGTATGGATCTTCCTCGTCCCTGATGACCACTTGTCTGTTTGCGATTGTGCAGATCTCCTCTGTGTCGTGGTCGATACATTCCCATAGTTCGACTGATTCCTCCTCATCTCGTTCGTCCGTCACCGATGTTTGCGTGTCGTCACTGTTTGCGTTTGAGTTTCTATTTGCCGATGTATCAATCTGCCCCATCTTGAGAGTTTCGATTTCGTATCTCTCTCGGCGTGGGTCGTTGAGTGATTGTCGTGAGTTCTTTACGAACTCGAGGTTCTTATACAAACCGCCGACTTCTTTCTCCTCGCCGGTTTCCTCATCGGTTTCTTTCTTCTTTCTTTTTTCTTCGTCTTTCTCGATTCTCTCCTTTCTCTTGAAACGCTGTCTAATCTCCCATCCGCTGTCTTGGAGTCGAGGTCCTGATGTAGGATCAAAATATAAAAGCCAGTTGTCCTCTATCTCCATGAATGGATCTCCGTCGTCGTTTCCCTCCTCGTCAAATGTCGCTTTCCAACCCATGACGGCGTATCCGTTTCCGTACTTGAGCATTGAGTCTATCCAGTCTGACTTCTTCTCGTCGAGGTCGAGTACGTCGAATTGATAGTTGATGAGTGAGTCCCATTCTCCGATAGCTTCGCTCTTTACATCGTCCTTTGAAACAGGAAATAGGCGAGTCCTCATTCTCGCCGCTGATAGTCGTGGCTTGACTGTTTCTACAATCTCGAAACCGATAGGCGGCATGAGACTGGTCTTGTATGCATAGTTTGTCTTTGCTCTATATGCCCGATAGAGATACCACATGCGGAGGTTTCTTGCTTGGTATGGCTTGCGTGTTCTCTCGGCAAGATCAAATCGCTTCTTCCACTTCGAGATAAGTTTCGTTTCTCTATCATCCGGTTGATATGTTCCCGGATCCACCTCTCTTTTTTCTTCTTGTGTTGTTTGTGTTGCCATGGCTTTTTAGTTAGTAATAATTATAGCATGTCAAGAATTTTCGTATAGTTGTTTTTTGTGCAAAGCGGCCTCGTAGTAGACGAGTGCCATGACGTAGTCGTGTTTGCCGGTCGATGCCCACTCTCTCCTTTCCTCTCCCATCTTCGTTCCCACTATTCTCGCATACATTGTTTTCATGTGCTTGATAAAGTTCTGCAAGTTCTCGTCTGTTTTGACGTAGGGGAATTTTCTCTTGCCCTTTGCCAGTTTTTCGATGGCGAGATCTATCGCTTTCTCTCTATCAATGAGCACCTTGATTTCTTCTTCGAACGTCACCTCTTTTTTGTCGGTGAATTTCTTTTTATAAAAACGGAACATAGGTTGTCCCTTTGGCGATGGTTGATACCACGCTGTGTAGACTCGATGAGGGAATTGCTTTGCGAAGTCGACCACGTCGTTTTGCTTGAACCCTGCGTCGATGACCATGTACCTGATTCCGTACACCTCCAGTAGTTCGGCGAGTCTTTCCCATTTAGATTTGTTCGGTAGATCTGGCACCTGAGCGATGCCGTAGATTGCCTCCTCGTTACCAATTATCACATATAATTCATTTCCCTGCACGTCTACTCCGGCCACGCTGTCGGTTTCGATGTACTCTTTTGTCGTTAGGTTTTTATAGACGAGTCCCTCGTTCATTTCGCTATCCGTACTCATGTACGCCATGCCGAGGTTGTAGTTATAAAAATACTCGAGCGTTCCCTCTCGTTCCGCTTTCTCGTATTCCTCGATGAGTTGCTTCGCTGTTTTGTACGGGACCATCATTTGATTGATCCACCACCCTGCCAGTTCGTCTGATAGTTCCGGGTAGCGTGCCTCCCATCTGATGTCTAGCTTTTCCTGTAGGTCTGGAAACTTGGTGTTGTCGATTGTTCCGTCGCAATTCTTGCATCGATATCTCTTTCCCTCGAAGTCCACGTTCTCCGGCCATTCGAAGTGTTGCCTATATCCACAATGCGGACAATTCCACCTGAGGTTTCTCTGGTCTGATTCCTCGTACTTTCTACTGATACCGAATGCCGGTGTCGTTGGTGTTGATATCCATATTTCCTCTTTGAGCGAGTCCGGTCCCTCCTGACGTGATTTGTACTTGTCGACTTTGTTCATGTCCGAGAAGTCATACTCGTCGTATATATTCACGTCTGACGAGATCATGATACCGGCACGCTTTGATATCGTACCCTGATAGAATACGAACCCTTTGCCGTACTGCTTCTTGCTCATGCTCTCCACGTCCCCTTTGTTGAGTCCTTTGCTGAGCGTTCTGTTGTATCTGATTATCTGGTCGACTTTAGACGGCACGAACTTTACCACGTCCGCGTCTGCCGGTAGCGTGTGAATGACGTTGATACCCTGATACCTCGCTCGATGGTTTCCCATCAATATGCCGTAGGTAGATACGCCTGACTGACCTGACTTCTTGACTGCCTTTTTCTTAGTCCGGCATGTGTATAAGTCCACGAGAAAATAGAACGTATGAAAGTCCATCGGCTTCTCGTCCTCGTTGACGACGTTCTCTTTGTCTATCCAGTACAGTGTATGAGCTTTGAGTAGTTCGTCCGGTCCTATTTTTTCTAACTTATGCTTTGTTGCCATGTTTCTTGAACGCCACCTTGTTGTATGCGTCTATGGCCGCCTGGAGAGCTGGGTCTTCCTCTGGTACATACTGATCCTCTACCTTGAGAGAACCTGACATCTCGACCGGTTGTGATGCCTTTCCTCTTGTCCTATCAAAATACTCACTCGCCGCTCTGACGTTTTTATTTCTGATTGCTTCTGTGAAAAGCATATCGAGTAGAGCGATGTCTCGTTCCATCTCTACTATCTTTTGTCCTCGAGCTGTAGTGATGACTACTTCTTGCTTTTGAAATGCGTGCTCGATTGCTCGTGTCTTGAGCAATTCTATCTTTGCTATTTCAGGGTCTGGTTTTCGTCCTGCCCCTGGTCTTGGTCCTCCGTTTCGCTTTCTACCATCTTGATCTGATTTCTTCTTTTCTTTCAATCTTTTCAATTCTGGTAGTTTGGCGTTAGAGGAGCCGCTTTGGGTTGTTCCTTTTTTTGCCATATTGTTTTATTGGTTGTGTTGACTTGTAATAT